TTTCAGTGTTGAGAAAACAGGAGAACCACTTGGCGTTTTTGGAGATATTATGCTAACAAACCCGCTCTTACTCATGCCGTTTTTTTGGCAACTCAGGGCTATGTTATAGAGTCGTTGGTATGGCTCGCACTTCCAATAGATAGTATTTTCTCCGCAATAAACATTAGGCTCGTCAAACCTGAATATTTCCGCATTTGGATAGCCATTAATTATTATCTTATCAATTGTCTTAGTATAATTTCTATACGATACATAATAAATAACCCCATCTATTCTTGCAAACACAGCAAGTCCAACCTTTAAATAATCGTTTAGGGCTGCGCTTGAATATTTTGATAACACTTTTAAGAATTGAATATATTGAAAGTTGGTAGCGTTGATTAGGTCTGTTGATCTCCAATTAGTACCATTTAGTAGATCGGTTCGATAATCTTTGATTTGAGAGTATAAATTGAACTCATCTATAACATATCCGATGCCAGTTCCATAAAAATGATTAGCTAAATTTCCGGATCTACCAAGCTCGAATTGGCTTGGTGTTCTTTTATTTCCGAATGAAAAGTTAAATATTGCCATTGTTATAGATTGTTTTCGTTGCAAATATAGTTATATTTTTATTACAATCATAATTTTATCAAAAAAGTATTTTTAATTCACCAAAAACTAAAATATATGCCATGATCGCATTGTTAAGACAGTCGATATTGTCATCCCTTTCACAATCAATCTTAAATATATAGATCTGATTTGCGTATTCTCGGTTCTGTGGGGTATCAATTATGAATAATTTTTGTGTTAATACATCAAAGTTAGCCATGATTCGCTCAAATTTATCCGCCCGGCTGTTCCAACTATCTACTGGTATTTGAGATGATACACAGTCATTATAGAACTTTAACCCAATTTGACCATTAGTTTCGATAAATGTTCTGATCACCGGATAATCTCTTTGCCACTCTTTAATTTTTTCGGCTAATAATACCTTTTCAATTTTATTTCTCGATATACTATCAATTAAATAAACGTTACCGCTCATATCGGTAGCAGTCAATGTAAGCGCAAAATTATCACCACCCTTAGCATTAGACGGGTCAGCAAAGATAATGTAGTTATGAAGACCTATTGGCTTAACGCTTGTAAAGTGTATGTTTTCCGTTGTGAATATCTCCCCGGTTATCTCTGCAAATATGCCTTCACACATCACCTGCCATCGCCAATAATCATAGGAGCCTATTTCAGATGCTTGTCCTTTCTTTGTCCACTCCAGGAATAAGTTAATTTGATTAGTGGTTAGGAAGGGGTTATCTTTCCAGGTGGTTTTCAGAAAGTTTGTTTCAGTTATTAGGTCGTTAATCCAAAATTCACGGTACGGGTTGTAGTCAAAAAACATTTGACCCCGGTTGTTAATCATTAATTTCTCAACCGTATCTTTTGAAAATGTGTTGCATTCGTTAATATAGCGAATATCACACGCCCCCAGGGAGTTGGCTATGTTGTTTGCGTTGGTATTATCAGCGATATTTATAAAGGCGAGCTCGTTATTTTTGTATTGGAAAGTTTTTCTCGTCTCGTTAACCTTAATTTTATGTAAAATTGGGTTAAATATTTGTTTAAAATCAGACATTAAACCAAAGTTTTGTTGCTTTGGGGACTCTGAAAACATTTGAAACTTCTTAAAATTGGTGGATAAGAAATCAATTCCGTTATGTTGGAGGATGGAGAATGTTTTTCCGGATCGTTTAGACCCCTGGATTATGACAAGGGGTTCGTTTTTTGTTGCTTCAAAAAAATCTCTATACTTTTTTATAACATTAATTTGCATTATTCGACAATTTTAATAGTAATTTCATTGTCGGTTCCGTCATTTTCAGATATTGGGGTATTTCCGTATTTCTTCGGATTCATTCTTGAGGCAACCCATTTACGAGCATCTATTTTTAGTCGCCTATGTTCTGTCATGTCTCCGGTTTCGGTTATTAATCCTTTCGGGGTATCTTTTGTCTTTGTACCCTCTTCGGTGGTATCTGCAATATCTATAATTTCTTCGAATAACACATCAGCCCTAATGTCACGTGCGTACTTATAACGCTCTTTAAATGGGTCACTTTTCGTTAACCATCTATAAAAAGTCATTAGATTTATTTCGCTTTCTTCAATTGCTTTGTTAAAAGATGTTTTATTATTAACAACTTTATCACATATTTCATTGAATATCTTTTGCTTTTGCTTTACTGTATAAGCCATTTAGGTAGATTTATTTAAATGCAAATGTACAAAATTATTTTAATAGTGGTAATTTAAATGAATAATGTATGTGGGTTTTGATCGGAATATTATTTTTATAATGCAAATAATAAATAATATTAACTAAAATTTTATCTGATAATTAGCATTTTACAATATTATTAACTAATATTATTAACATATTATTATGAAGAAAATAATATTTTTCGGGGTGTTCATAACTATTTTTAAAAAATAAGCGGAGAAATAGTACTAATGTTATAAAATTGTCTTATATTTGCATCGCCTTTAGGATTAAGCCAAAAGGAGTATTGTTATAGAATAGTTTAGCCATTTGAATAGATGGTAATTTTTTACATTAAAAATTTGAAAATGAATAAAGTTAATATATCTGGAAATGTATATCTGTCTATCCCCGACTATGCGGAATATTGTGATGTAACCGTTGCAACTGTTTATAATTGGATTAAAGATGGTAAGGTAGAAACGAGAAAGCTATTAAATACTACGTTTATAAAGCTGTAGTATTTTTTGGCAAAACTAATTATAAAAATTTTAAAAAAATGATATGATTGAAAACGAGATTTGGAAAGATACACCCGGGTACAGGGGAATTTATCAGGTTAGTAATTTTGGAAGGATTAAAAGTTTTAAGTGTAAAAATGAAAAAATACTTAATTGTAGTTCTGATCTGGAAGGGTATACAAAAACTACACTTACTGGTAAACATGGAACATTGAGAGTAGTATATATTCATCAAATAGTTGCAGAAAATTTTGTACTTAACACAAAAATAAAAAGACTAAAATTAAAAAAGCGCATGGTCGTAGATCATATTGACGGCAATAGATCGAATAATAGGAAAGATAATTTAAGATATGTAAGTTATTCGTTTAATTTATTTCAAGGGTTTAGAAAAGATAGAGGTTTCGCATATTGTTAAATTATTATATCATGATAAAAATTAGCGATACAGAATACTTTTCAAACGATAGGAGTATTCGATTCTTACAAGGGGACTGCAATGAGTTTATGGCAGGATTGAAAGATAATGAGTTTGATTTGAATTTGAGTGACCCACCGTACGGGATAGGAGTTACAAAAATGAATATGGGAGGAAGAAAAACCATAAAACCGAATAAAATACAATCATGGGATAATTGGACTCCTGATTTAAGTTGGTTTAATTTGTGTAAATTAACTGCAGATAATTACATTATTTTTGGTGGTAATTATTTTGAATGGTCGACTATTTATAATCCAAAACTTAAAAGAGTAGTTGATTTTAAAAAATACGATGGTATAATATGGGATAAAGGCGAGACTCTTTTAGGGCGTGATTTTTCAGAGGCTGAAATTGCTTTTACTAATTTGAAAAATGGAATTTATAAATTAAGTCCAAATCAATTAGATAGAATACACGTCACCCAAAAGCCCATTGACCTATACCGTTGGATTATTCAAAACTACACCAAACCAACAGATACTATCCTCGATTGTTTTGGTGGAAGTATGTCCAACGCCATAGCTTGCCACATGGAGCGCAGAAACTTAACCATATTGGAGTTAGATCAAGACTACTTTAAAAGTGCCTTAGAACGCTTTAGAATTTACGAAAGTCAATTAACCTTATTTTAAAATATAACATATAATGAGCAACTACGACAGTTTAGAGGTTATGAAGTTGAAAAAACTCATAGCCGGGAAAGAAAAGTATTTATCAACTATATCTCCGGACAAAGAGTATGCCTTTCAGATGATGCAAAACGAAATACTTTTTCTAAAAAATGATGTTCTACCCGTACTTCTCAAAAATACGAGCATTCAACATCAATCTTTTGTAAATTACGCAGTATCTAAATATGATAAAGCAATAGGATTTAAAGCAAATGGAATACTGATTTACTATCCTATAGATGAGAATTATACCGATAGTCCAATAGTCGGAATTGCAAACCTTAGAGCCAATCAAAACTTTGGAACATTCGGAGCAATGGAAGTATACATCGATAATATGGACGGTAACGGAGTCAAAGTTAAACCTTTAAATTTAAACTTATGATTGATGAGGTAGAAGTAGAAGTAGAAGTATTTGATTTTTCGGCACCACAGAAACAAAAACAGAATTTAAAGGAAAATACCATATTATCAAAAGTAAATGAGTTGATGTGTTGGGATGCATACCCCGAAGAAACTCACAAAGATGTATTCATCCGAAACGGCAATAGACTAAACGATTTGCCGAGCTCTGAGATTATAGATATAGTTTATATCGGTGGGATTCACAAATGGGCTGAGAGCTTAAATGTGGGCTCACAAGAGTATCTTTATGAGTCGATAGTAACAGCGATGCGCAAATGTATATCCGAGCCGGTTTTTTATGACAAAAAGAAAATAGATAGTTTTCCTGTTCTCTCAAACTTCTTTTATTATTGTCAACGCTTGGATCGGGCCGGAAAAATTGCAAGTGAAGCAGAATCAATAGCAGATATAAGCTGGAACGGTGTAATCTGCCGGCGCAACCTTGCTGAAAATGTGGCAAAGATATTTAAGGAAAAGCCGGATCACAAAAAATATTTAGAAGCAGTCTCAAAAATTCGTAAAATTTGGGGATTCACTGAAAAAGAGGTTGACGCACTTCGCTATTATGTTTGTCAGGTAAGACATGATCGGCATAATCCATCGATGAACAAATGCATTTATTTGTGGAGCAAATCAAAACAGACGGGTAAAACTACAATAGCCAGGGCAATAGTTACCATCCTGAACGGGGATAAGTTTGATTATTACGGGAAATATGAAAGTACATTGAGTACTGAAATGTCATACAATGATCACGATTTACCCCTGGCAGCCCTGTACAATGCCGTTCTACTTGATGAAGCAATGCCGAAAGATACTAAAAAATCTTATGGGGCAATAAAAAGGATATTAACTTCAAGCTCCTGTAACTATAATCCAAAATTCAGACAGGTTATTAATATTAAGTGTAAACGCTTTTATTTTTTCACTTCCAATGATGATATAATTGATTTCGTGCAGGATGATAGCGAGCGCAGATTTTTTGCCATTAATATAGAAGCAAAGCCGGAACAATTAAGTTTCGATGATATTTATAGTTTATGGTTGCAATTCTGCACAAACGCAACCCCGGAAAGTGACTGGCAAAAGTGGTACGATTCTTTTGATTTTGTTGATGGATTAGCAACCAAGGATTGCAATGAGATAAAGAACGAAATACTGCTTAATTCAGATTCCTTATTCGGGATCGGATCGGGAACGTATACGACAGTAAAAAAAGTATCAAGTAGTCTATTCAAGAACGAACCAACCCGGGAGCAAAAAAAATCGGTTGGAGAAGCGATGACAGAATTATTCTCAAGCTGCAGACTTGAAAGCAATAAGGCGTACTACTCAATTTCAATGTGCAGGCAAAAGGCGTCCTCCATTGGTGAGCTTGTAGGAGAAGAAGCTCCGGAAGTTGAAAGTAAAAATCTATTTCCGTTTTAATCAATTGAAAATAAATTATTCTTTTAACATATCTTCTTTGGTAATGTTAGTTTAAAGATATATTTTTGTCTCACTAATTAATCAAACCACAAACAATTAAAATTAATAAATTATGAATGCTAAAAATCCAAAGTTCGCCATACCACCGAAAGGATGTTGTAATTATTTAACACCTGGTAAAAAATATAGAATAATAGAAATTAACGGGTTATACTTTTCTTTGGATTTAGAAGAAAACGGGAAAGCCTATTGTAGGACAAAAGATTGTTGTCATTTAAACGGTAAAAATTGGATATTACGTAATAAATAAACACCATGAGAACAAACTACACACCTCTAATTTTTGCATCATTGCTATTGTTGGCGATAATTGCATTTTACATCAAAAACGAATTTTCAAAACAAAGTAAGAAACGAATTAAAAAATAGAATGAAAGATAAAAGAATTTTCATTGCTCCGGGATGTACCGGGAGAATTGAAGGAGTTAAGGTGTTGGCAAAAGAAGTGGGCGTAAATAACCCAAACGACATAAGACCGTGTGTTAGGTGTTTATTTGAATGTACAGGACTTTGCTTTGCAACTCATAGAGATAACAAGCTAAAACTTACAATCACAAAACAACTACCAACACGCCCTTGCTGTTTTGGTAATGATCCGGAGAATCTTAGTAATAAACCACTTTATTTTGTGAAAGAATGAAAACAATTAAAGAGTCAGCAAGTATTCATGCAATGTCGCTAGATGGCGGAATAAGTCGATGTAAATTAAATTCATTTAAAGCCGGTGTTTCACTTGCACAACGTTGGATTCCGGTTGATGAAGATCTTCCGGAAATCGATGAAATTGTTCAGGTAAAAGTATTAGCTTCAGGTACGAAAGATAGCCCGAAATCAGAAACTTTTTATGATCATGATAAGTTGATTGTAAAAGAAAAAGAGATGTTTTTATTCTCAATTGAGCAACAATGTGGGCTAAAAGTTATTTCATGGAGACCAATAGAACTAAAATAAATAATAATTAACCAAAATGAAAAATCAAAAAAAAATATTATCGATAGATGAAATGGAATCGATAAAAGGTATCAAGCAAGACACTTTGACCTGGTACACTTCCGTGGCAGAGGAAATCTATAAAGATTATCCTGCTATCCGACTTACCGACTCGCAGCTCGCAAAACTAATCGTCTTAAAGTACAAAGGCGTTGAAGCAACCCACGTGACCAACATACGACGCACCAGGTGCAATGATAAGTCACGGCCTTATGTTTCTAAATAATTATAGTTATGTTGTGTATAAAGTGCCATCAAAATGAGTCAGAAAAGCATCGTAAAACATGCTCCCGCTGTAATTACATTCAGAAAAAGAAATCAAACCCAATCCGCATCGCCTATACTTCGCTAAAGTACCATGCAAAAGAACGCGGAAAAGAATTTTCTTTAACAATTGATCAATTCAAAGAATTTTGTGTTAAATCGAACTACTTAAATTGCAAGGGTATTGAAAAGAATAGTTTCCATATTGACAGGATAGATGAAAGCAAGGGCTACGAAATCGGAAACATTCAGCTACTTACCAATACTGAAAATGTCAGGAAATACATTAAGTTCGTAGAAGTTAATAGACAAGGAAAGAGAATTTTTACCACGGAAACTAATTTAAAATTGCGCCACGTCGTAAATTCAGCACCATTCTAACTTTAATTTGTTAAATCTTTCATGTTATTGAAAATATATTTATCTTTTAACATTAAATAATTGCATATGTCATTTTGAAACTGTACTTTTACAGGGTCAATAAGACAAACCAACTAAAACATAGTATTATGAGCACATTAGTCTTTTCAACTCAAATTAATAACATTGGTATGTTTTTAATCAATTCTAAAACATCTTTTTCTTATGATAAAGAAAAGAATGTTATTATCGTAAACCATGGTATTTCTATCGTAATGGATTTATTATTATCTTTCGGATTACGCAAAAATGATTTTTATTTAGAAAAGTTTATCTAATTCTCAATAACTGCCCTATCGTGCTTCACGGGGATTAAAAAAAATAAAGTTATGTACTCAATAACGGCGTCAGAAAAAAAAAGAAGCTAAACGCAACTCAAGAATTTTTTATGAATATCGTTGCAGCTATTGTAAACAACCATTATTAGATGGAGAGTATAAAATACATGATGATTGTAAAATTAGAGAACAAGAAGAATACGACTTTTACAACAAAGAGCAAGAACCATGTTAATGTTATCGATAATCACATACTCACTATTCACAATCTTCTGTGTGATAGCCGTTAAATCAGATTCTAAAATCAATTAACAAATACTAATCATTAAAAAATCAAATCCTATGACATCAACTATCTATGTTATTGCTACCGTTTTACTTGTCGTGTGTTTTTTAATCATTGAAAAATCGTTATCCAGGGAGTCAAAAGCCCGCATTGTAAAACTTGAAAAAGAAATCAACCTGCGTGATCAAATGATTATTGCAAGGGATTTAACGATTAAAGGCTTAAAATCCGAAATTAAAAATCATGTAGATCTAAATGTACTTCTTTCAAATTCAAATGTAAATTTGAAATCCAAACTCCACCGAAATCGAAACGCAAATGGAACTTTTGTAAAATCCGAAAAGTAAATCAAACCAACAATAAACCAACAAAAATGGAAACAAAAATTAAAATTAAATCAATTTTCGGATCATTACTTTTTGAATTAGAATGTGAAAATAATTCTATTAAAAATACAATAGCAGAAGCAAATAATAGAAGTGCCAACCTAAGCGGTGCCAACCTGAGCGATGCCGACCTGAGCGGTGCCGACCTGAGAAGTGCCGACCTGAGCGGTGCCGACCTGAGCGGTGCCGACCTGAGAAGTGCCAACCTGAGAAGTGCCAACCTGAG